GCCTGCGCGGCGTATTCCGGCTTCAACTCAAATCCGATGTAGCGACGTAATTGGCGCAAAGCCTCATATCCCGTTGAACCGATGCCGTTGAACGGGTCCATCACTATATCGCCGGGCTTCGTGTAGAGGCGCAGGCACTTGCGGATTGCGTCCAGTTGAAGCGGGCAAACATGCTTCTCGTCATTCACACCCTTGATGCTGCGAAGGACGTTGCCTTGCTTAATGTCCATCCACACCGGGCTAGCTAGGTGCTGCCATTCGTACACGTCGAATTGCGCTTCCTGTACTAGCTTAGACAGCAAATCGTCGTCTGGAATTTCTGCGCAAAGTTCGTTTCTGCGCAGATCTTCTAGCCATTCTCTGGCGATTTTTGTTGCCTCTTTTATGTTCCCCGGCTCGCAGTGTTTTATTGCCTGATCGTTTGGCGCATCCTTGCGGAAAAACAGCATGTAGTCGGGCATCCCTACCCTGTTCATGGCGCTGTCTTTTCGGATCGTCTTGTACAGCAGCCCAAGGGCCTTGGTACGCTGCATCTCGACTACAGGGTCTTTCCAGATGGTAGCGCGGCCATGGTACACCATGCCAGCATCTGTGTGGGCGCGGATCAAATCGCCTGAGAAGTCTTTGAGACCGATGGCCCCGTCCTTGCCCTTACGCATGGGCAAGTCAGTACAGTGGACGCAAATGATGCGACCGGGCCGCATTACACGCGTTAGCGCCTCTGCAAAGAATTTGTATTGAGCGAGGAAATCTTCGCCGCTTCCGGCGTTTCCAAGGTCACGTTCGCTATCTGAATAGACGAAAAGATCCCCGAACGGCGGAGAGAAAATGGCGCAATCAACGCTATCCTCTGGCATGGCATACATGCCTTCGATGCAGTCGCTGTTGTGCAGCGCCCAACCTTCGCCTTGATATTCTGGTTGTTTCATGATTACGATCCCCTTGTTTCGAGCCACTTCGGAAACGCCAGTTCAAGCGGGCGGTCGTATGCAACTCGCACCCCCGCTTGTGACTGTGCCGACTTCATGGCCTCAGCCATCCGGCGCTTCATTTCTTGATGTTTCTCGGCCTTGCCATGCACCGCCCGCCATATAGCGTCCTCGGTGTCTGCAATGATGATATCGTTTACGACCTGCTGCTTTTGACCGAAGCGATGCGACCTGCGCACGGCTTGGTAATGCTGTTCGTAGCTGAAACTGATGCTGGCAAAGACCGCATGGGCGCAGTGCTGCCAGTTGACGCCGAACCCGGCCAACTTGGGCTTGGTGACAATCGCGCGAAATTCACCATCAGCGAAGCCCAGCAAAAGACGCTCTTTTTCTTCCGGCTTTTGATCGCCGCGAACCTCAACGGCCCCGTCGATCATCTTTGCCAAGAGAGCGCTTTCCTCATTCGTCTCGCACCACACCGTTACAGGCTCGTCGTGGTTTGCCAGTTCGGCGGCGCGCTCACACCGCGCTTGCAGGGTCAGCTTCTTTTCTTTGTGAAAGGAAGTGGCCGACATTTCTGGGATGCGGAATAGCATACCTTGCTCAACATCCTGCGAACGGTCTGCCGTGACTTCGTGCATGTTGCGCACCACGTCAGGCAGGACATACCCAGTATCATCGCCGCCAAGATCGCTTGGCAGCGTGGCGCAGCGCGACCAGCTTGCAACCCACGACCAAAACGCCTCAACAGCATGGCCCTTCAAGCGCCAATCTTGCGATGCTGTTGAAGTGTCATTGATAAACCAATGGGAGAGCATTTCCTGCTGGCGCATAATGCCGAGAAACTCAGCATGATTGCCAAGTTCGGTGTGGTCATTCGGGCTAGGGGTCGCGGTCGCCGCCAGCTTGAAAGGTGTGCCCCTGAAAGCGTCCATCAGGGTGTTTCGTGTCCGGCCTGCGAACGATTTCAAAATGCTGCTTTCATCCAGCACGACGCCGCCGAAACATGCCGGGTCAAGTTTTGGCAGGCGCTCATAGTTGGCCACCATAATGCCAATACCTACTTCCGACTGATCCTTGATCTGCCGTGCGTCGATGCCAAACTTTTGACCTTCACGGATCATCTGCCCAGAAACGGCAAGCGGGGTCAGGATCAAGACCGGCTTACCCGTTTCTTCTACTACCTGCCGTGCAAATTCTAACTCGCAAAGCGACTTGCCCAGACCAGTGTCCAGAAACATGGCCGCCTTGCCTCGAGACAGGGCATATTCGATTGCGATTTCCTGATGCATCTTCGCGTGAGCAGATGTGTTTCGCGGCGTCATGCCAGCAGGAATGACCTGCGATGCTTTCGAAGCGATGTAATCTCTATAAGCCTGCACCGTCATTAGACACGCCACTCAGGGTTGAATTGAATTTCATCCTCCAAGTCACGCGAGGACGGTCGGCCACCGCCGCTATCCTGCGACTGGCCATAGCCGCCCTGCCCGCTGTCCTGAGACTGTGAGCCGCCTTCGCTACGCCCGTCCAGCATGGTCAGCGTGCCGTTGTAGCCCTGCAGCACGACTTCGGTGCTGTAACGGTCCTGACCGGACTGATCCTGCCAGCGACGTGTCTGCAACTGGCCCTCGATATAGACCTTGCTGCCTTTCTTGAGGTACTGCTCCGCCACGCGGACAAGGCCCTCGGTGAAGATGGCGACACTGTGCCACTCGGTGCGCTCTTTGCGCTCGCCCGTGGACTTTTCCTTCCACGTCTGGGATGTTGCGATGCGCAGGTTGGCAACTTTGCCGCCGTTCTGGAAGGTTCTGATTTCGGGGTCAGCGCCGAGGTTGCCCAACAGGACAACACGATTAACGGAACCGGCCATTATTCCTGCCCCCAAGTTTTGGCTTGGCGTATCCGATCTCTAAAATCGCATTCGGTTGTTATTCCTGTGACACCACTAATTTTATTCTCTGCCGTGAGCATCAGGTCTGCCATTTCGAGTAGTTCGCTTGCCAACCCGCTTTCCATGGGGGAATCTTCGAACCCGTCCTCCAGCGCCCCAGACACCCATGCGCCGAGGCTCTTGTGGATCAGCGCGTAGGCATCCTTGGCGCTCAAATCGCTATCGCTCATATCGTGTCCTCGCGGCTAAAAAGGATTGTAGGGTTCTACGTCCAGATCAAATTTGCGCACGTCGTCCTTGACGAACCCGCAGACTGTTTCCAGCACGTAGAATTTCCGACCGGGGTTCTGCCGTGCCAACCGCTCTGCTTCGCGCTCGGCCTGTTCTCTTGTGTCGTGTTGAAAAGTGGCCGGGCCGTTGCCCTTCACCACCCAAAATGCTTCACTCATATCGTCTCCATGTAGTTGGTCCGCTGAAAAGGCCCCGGCACCGAAGCGCCGGGGCAAAATTTTAGCCGGTTACGAAAATCGGGAGTTCCTGCTTCAGGTCAGCAACCAAAGCATCGACGCACTTTTCCATGGCAACGCGGAAAACCTCTTCCTTGTCATGCATTTCGACTTGGAATCGGAGCGCACCGTCGGTGATCCGGTAACGAACCATGAACTTGATGTTCTGAGGTTCCATGCCACGGTATACGGATGCCCGGACCATGAAGTGATCCGGCAAAGTTACGCCTCCGCGCTGGTCGTTTTCTTCGACGTATTGGAATTGGCGGGAACCATCCGACAGGCGTGAACTACTTTTGAACGTCACCTTTTTAGTGGCGTCGAACTTCATCACCATATCCATCACATCGGCGGAATCAGGCGTTACAACGTCAACGGCACGGGCTTCCAGAAACAGACCAAAATCGAC